ATACTTCTCCCTTTGATGCATCATTGCAGTCGCTCAATAACAGTGTACAGGGCGCAACCTTGTCTTCAAATCTTGATGTCAACTACACTCGCAAGCAAACGATTGAGGTTCCTCTGTACATTGATGGCCGAGAGGTTGCTCGTGCAACCGCAAACCCAATGCAAACAGAGCTTAATCGTTTGACAAAGGTAAGCAATTATCGAAAGGGGCTAGTCTAATTGTACGATTTCAGAGAAACGACACCCTTCACGGGTGCAGATGATAATCAGATTCCAGCAGAAGCAATGCTAATCGATAGAAAATACATTGAGAATCTTGTGCCCGGATATAGGACACTGCAAGTTGGTGGACGAGAGCTTCTTAAACAAGACGCTAAAAGTAATCCTATAGGAATATCTGATGGCGAAATGCTGGAGTATGTACGAAACCCATCTCGGGAAATCACTGTTGGATATCAGCTTATAGCAGCTGATGAAAAGTCGTTTCGCACCGCCTTCTATAAGCTAAGTGGCATCTTGCACGGTGACACTCATCAGGTTTCGTTCAATGATGACTTGTCTGTGTACTGGAATGCCGTGCTCACAGATGTTGACGATGTTCCTAAAGGCCGGAATGCGATCACTTCTTCGTTCACTTTATTTGTCCCCGATGGCATTGCGCACTCGGTAGCCACGAAGACGTTTGACAACATGCCTTACAAGGACGTGCCAGTGAACCTGCTGATTGGTAGTGGAGAACCCCAAACAGTTCCAGCTGAAGAGTGGGGAGATCATCCAAATTTAGTGCTAGATACAAGTCACCTAAAAATAGGTGATATTGTTTCTTTTCAAGTCAAAGTCAACGGGGTTAAAGATATCAATGTTTTTGTTGCCCTTAATGGCAAAGGGATATCTCCCTCATTTTCAAATGGAATGGAGACTTTTGCAATCACATGGACAAAAGAATTGTCCGAGTTGCCTTTGCCAATTAAATTTTCAGTTAAGACAGCAGCGCTAACAGATGAATACACTTGGAGTCAGGCTAAAGCAGCGATTGGCACCTCTGCTTCTCCATGGTCACCTAACCCAGCGGATCCTGAATACTATTCCGACACCATTACGGTGCACAATGGTGGCACTTATCCTGTTGAGCCAGTTATTACGGCAACTATGCATGCTGATAACGGCATGGTTGGGATTGTTAATGATCGCCCGGGTATTCTCCAATTTGGCACGCAAGAAATAGATGGTTTCACCACCGAAGAAAGCGAAGTAGCACTTAACTTAGCCGCCGTGCAAGGCTCACATATGGATAATCAAGCCGCCACAAACAATCCCTATTGGGGTGGTGATCCTAGTATGCCTAATGAACAGATTGGCAATGCGATTTGGACTCATGACGATTATGATGGCTGGAAGGTTGAACCTAATTGGCCCAGTATTACTGGCGACCACAAGTATTGGAACGGTCCTTCAATCAAGCACAATCTCGTCCAGACGCATAACGGTAACTTCAAGAGCAATCTCACATGGGACGTTATGACACGCTTCCAAACTGGGGTAGCACAGGTAGGTGCGCTCGAAACAACGTTAGAGAGTGACGGTAAGCCAATTTTTCAGATGATACTGAAGGATAATAGCGCATTGTCCGATCAGCTTTGGTGGATGTGCTACTACAAAGGCCAACTAGTCGTCAATGAACAGCTTGATCGTAGCATTTTCACTAACGACAAGTTCATTCAGTTGGAATTACAGAAATTTGGTAATTCAGTTGTTTTCCGAGTGTCACCATGGGTTGGCAATCAAGGACGAGAGACGACTATTACCCGCCAATTTACCTTTGCGGACGCTGCCGATACTGAGACCAAGCAATTCTCAACGTGGTTCATGCGTGACAAGACGTGGGGCGAATCGACCATGTATCTGATTGCGTCCACCGTCAAATGGCAAAACGTTAGCTGGTATACGAATATCAAGAATCGTTTTAGCGATGGTGACGTTCTCAAGATTGATGTGGCGAACGCTAAGACGTACTTGAATGGTTCTCTTGACCCAACCATGCACACGTTAGGTAATCAATGGGAGCAATTCAAACTGCCACCCGGTGATACTGAGATTACTATCACGCCCTCGAGCTGGGCACAACCATTTGCATGTGAAGTCGAGATAAGGGAGGCCTGGCTATAAATGGAGTATTACTTTGCAGATCGAAAATCAAACATTTTAGGTGTTGGGTCGACTGATGGCAAAAGCGAATGGCGAATTGACAACGATATAGAAAAACAAAGTGTTGACAATCGTCCTGCGGTCGAGCTTTCTCTTGATATTAAATTTACGACTGATCAGGAACAAGCAGTCAATGAGATGGCCAAAGCAACCAACTTCATTCTTTATCAGGATGAAGAAGGCAACGCTCACCAAATGGTGATTGAATCGGTTGACCATGATTCACTAGGTCACATTCACTCAATTGTTGCCAGCGATGCTGGTAATGATTTAATTAACGAAACCGTTGGCGCCTTCAAGGCCGACAAACCATATACGATTGCTGAATACATCCTCATGTTTACAAATGATTCTGGCTGGGAGATTGGCGTTAATGAATTTCCTGACAATGTTCGAACACTTGAGTGGACTGATGAAGCAACTTCGCTGGCTCGCATTATTGCCGTGGCAAAAGATTTTGATGCAGTACTTAGCTTTGGATTTGAGTTTGTTGGAACGAATTTGGTTAAGAGTGTCATTAACATTCGACATGAAACGGCCGGTGACAGCTTGATTTCTTTTGAAATGAATAAGGACATCAACAATATCGTCACGCACCTCGATACCTATGACATGGAAACATCGATCAAGGCTTATGGAGCGGTGCCAGAAAGCACGGATGGATCAACTAATCAGGATCCAATTAACTTGATCGGCTACAACTGGACTGATCCAACGGGACAATTTGTGCTTGATCAGTACGGGTTCTTGCACGACACCATTGCTGTACAGAAATATTCACGTTTGTTAAGCAACAGTAACCCTAACCCAACACAATCTGATTGGAATCGGGTTAAAACGTTTGATTCAAAAACGCAGGCGGAACTTTTGCAGGCAGCCTTAGCAGACTTGAAGAAATACAATCATCCGAACGAAACGTACGATATTGATTTGGTTAACTCACCATACGTACCACTGAATCAAACCGTCCACATTGCCGATGAGAATCAACAACTATTCCTGTCTGCCAAAGTGTTGAGCATTCAGCGCAGCCGTGCTAACCACTCTGTCAAGCTTACTTTGGGTGAGTTCGCTCATGAAACAGTCAGCTTTGACCAACGGCTCAGCGATCTTGCCAATAAGATGGCCAACATGCCCAAGACTATTCAGTTTTATCCATGGCTTCGTTATGCCGATGATGACAAAGGCACTAACATGTCAGCGTTACCTGCTGGTAAGAAGTATATGGCAATCGTTTGGTCAAATAAGACATCCGTCCCAAGCGACAATCCGGACGATTACGCTGGTAAATGGGCACTGATTCAGGGAAAGGATGGTGATGACGGTGTTCCTGGTGCCAAGGGTGCAGATGGCCGTACAAGCTATTTCCACACTGCTTGGGCAGATGATGTGAGCGGTCAAAGTGGATTCACGGTATCTGGTGGTGATGGTAAAAAGTACATTGGTACGTACAGCGATTTCACACAGGCTGACAGCACCAATCCGGCTGATTACAATTGGGCACTTTTTAAGGGCGATGACGGTGACGTGGGGCCAAAAGGCGATCAAGGTTTGCCCGGTGCCAAGGGTGCCGATGGTCGTACCGCTTATGCTCACTTTGCTTACGCAAATAGTCAAGACGGCAAGACCGACTTCTCAACCACTGCTTCTAACCGCAAGTACATTGGCTTCTATAGCGACTTCTCATCCGGTGACAGCACCAATCCAAGTGACTATAGCTGGTCACTGATTAAGGGAGCGGACGGTGCTGATGGTAAAGATGGGGTGCCAGGGAAACCGGGTGCTGATGGCAAGACACCGTACCTCCATATTGCCTATGCTGACAGTAGTGACGGTGGAACGAACTTTTCGCTGGATACTCCGGGCTCTCGCAAGTACATTGGTAGTTATACCGACTTTACGCAAGCCGACAGTACTAATCCAGCACTTTACTCTTGGCAATTGGTACAAGGGCCAAAGGGCGATACTGGCGCGTCTGGCAAGGACGGTGTAGCTGGCAAAGACGGTCTAGGTATTAAGTCAACTGCTATTGCTTATCAATTAAGCTCAAGTGGCACAACCACACCAACTGGGACATGGTCAACCGCTGTACCTGTACTTGCGAAAGGTCAATATCTTTGGACTAGAACCACGCTAACCTACACGGATAACAGCAGTGAGCCTGTTTATTCAGTTTCCTACGTTGCCAAAGACGGCAACAATGGGTCAGACGGTGTAGCAGGTAAGGATGGTATCGGCATCAAGTCGACTACTATCACGTACGCAACATCTGCATCGGGCACGTCAGCACCCACGAGTGGCTGGGTGTCTACACCACCAACCGCTACAGCCGGTCAATTTGTTTGGACTCGGACAATCTGGACTTACACCGATAACACAACAGAAACAGGATATTCCGTTGGCAAAATCGGCGAAAAAGGGGCAACAGGTAGTACAGGAGCAACTGGCCCTCAAGGACCGCAGGGACCACAGGGACCACAAGGACCGCAAGGCGATCCCGGAAGCAAGGATGTGCCGTTTCCTTATGTACAGCTAGATGCCCCGGCAAATCCCAAAAAGGGTGATACTTGGTGGCATGGTACAAGTTTAAAAGACACAACGGCTGTACAGCGCTATGACGGTTCCAAGTGGGTAGATGATGCGATTGCTCAAGCTGTTTTGTACATTAAAGAGCTCAACTCAATTATTCTTAATTCCGCTGAGATTAATTCGCCTAATATCAACGTTCCTTTCCAACACGTGAGCATTGAAGGATCCGGGATATTGTCCAGTGGTTCCTTAACGCTCAACGGTGCCTCATATGTCATTTCCGGTAATATTGAGGACACCAATGGCAATCCAAACGGCCAAATCTATCATACGGAAGTAAATCCCGATGGATTACTGTCATACATTACGCAGACAGATGGAACAACA